GGTGAACTAACATGCCGCGTACTAAACGCATCCAAAAGAAAGTAAGAGCGTTTCAACCTCTTAAGCTATATCCGCATCAACAGGCGGTTGTAGATCGTTACAAGCTTGAGCGCATGCTTCGTTTCTTTCTAGCTTGGCATCGTCGCGCAGGTAAGGATGTGTTTGGTTTGGACTTCGGTCGTGAACGCTCGCAGGAACGTATTGGATCATATTGGCATTTGTTTCCTTTCCATGTTCAAGCACGCCGCGCAATCTGGAAAGGTATTGACGCACGAACGGGTGAACGTTTCATTGATCGTGCATTCCCTGAAGCCATGCGGGAATATACAAATGATACCGAGATGTCTATCACGTTTAAAAATGGCAGCACATGGCAGATGCTTGGTTCGGACAATTACGACAGGCTTGTTGGTGCCAATCCTGCTGGCGTTATCTTTTCTGAGTATGCTCTGTGTGATCCTGCTGCTTGGGATTACATTCGCCCTATTCTTGTTGAGAACAAAGGTTGGGCGATGTTTATAACAACCTTTCGTGCACGCAATCACGCCTGGAGAATGTATGAAGCGCTTCGATCAAACCCTAATTGGTATGTGGATCTGCGCACTATTAATGATACTTGCCGCAATGATGGATCACCGATTGTCACAGCGGCGGATGTTGAAAAAGAAATCAAAGAGGGAATGAGCAGAAGTCTTGCACAGCAAGAGTTTTATTGTGATCCAGATGCAGCAAACACAGGCGCAATCTTTAGCAAACAATACGCGCGCTTGCTGAGAATCGAACCTAGCATATGGGAAAGAAACAATCGTGTAGTGCGTGTTTCTTGGGGTATGAAAGACGAGGGTATTGTTGCAATCGTTCACCAGGATGACTTCGTTATCGGTGTAAATACTTTTCAAGAAAGGAATATCACAGATGCTGTCCAAGCTATCGCACAACGTTATCCGCAAAGCCCGCTGGTGCATGCAGGAGTTAATCTTGATCCTTCACTCTTTGCGGGATTGGATGGTGATGGTGTCATTTCTATAGCTACTCCGTCACAACATATGCAAGATGGCCGCGCAGCTGCCTTGCTTAATGTTTGCAAAGCTACATCAGCAGCACGCGAGACTCTTGCAGATTTCTGCATGACCTACACGCCATACCGCGACACAAATGATGAAACAACCTTTACTCATCCAGCGTTAGCAGAAGCGTTAATGGTCATGCAGAATTCACAAGGGTTTCGTAGAAACAAAGCTTCTAAACCTCTTAACTATTCGCACTATGATCGCGGAGTAATTTAATATGGCTTGGCGTTATCTCGTATCACAGGAAGAAGAGTCATTATCACAAAACCTGAAGCGCATGCTTGTACATTGCGTAGGGTTTGAGGGTGATGAACTCGCGAAGTCCCGCAAAGATTCATACGATTATTACTTTCAGCGTCCGCGTGGCGATGAAGTTGTAGGACGTAGCTCGATTGTTACAGGCGACTTGTCTTCTATGACTGAAGGCAACTTAGCTCTGATGACTGAGCCGTTGCTTAATAAGCGTATTGCTGAGTTTTGTTCGTATGACGCACTAGATGAAGAACAAGCAAACCTGGAATCTGATTGCGTGCAAACGATGCTGTTCAAGCGTCAGAATGGTTTTATTGAATTAACACAAGCAGTCAAAGACGCGTTACAGCTGCGCAATGCTGTTGTGAAAATTTATGTCGATACTCGCACGCATAAACAAAACATTCGTCGTGAGAACGTTGATATTGAAGTTGTAAGTGAGGTGTTAGATCAGATAGGCCAAACGGATGTTCATTCGTATGATCCTAAGACTGGCAAACTATCAGCAACTCTCACAAAGGTTACACGTAAGTTTCGCGTTGAAGCGCTTGCGCCTGAGAATTTTTTGTATCCTAAAGATTGGCATCGGCAGGATTTAGAAGATATTCCTTTTTGCGCAGAGCGCCACGTTGAAGCGCGTTCTACTTTGATTGAGCGCGGGTTTCCTAAGAACAAGGTGATGCAGTTGCGACGTTGGAATAATCCGTATCAGGCTGCATCTGATGCGAGACTCCCGCGTAATGTCACACCAAACAATCAGCCTATTGATAAGTCACAAGAGTTGGTTGAATGGTATGAAGCTTACGTGAAGATGGATGACGGCACAGGTGCAAGTGAGTTGCGCCGCATTTGTTTTAGTGACAAATGGATTCTTGAAGACGAGCCTGCTGATCTTGTTTGTTATGCTACAGGCGTTGCGATTATCAATCCTCATACGTTTATGGGGATTTCTTTGTACGACAAAATCAAATGGGTGCAGGATTCAACAACCGCGTTGACTCGCGCGCTCATGGATAACTTGAATGCTACAAACAAGAATCGCACTGCTCACCTTGATGGTGTTTGCGAGGAACAAGATGTTACCGACGGACGCACGAACGGTAGTATTCGTGTCAACCCTCAGCTTGTGCAGGATGTGCGGCAAGCAATCATGGCATTTGGTGTGCCCGACACATCAGCAAACATTCTTTCAAACCTGGATCACTTTCGAAGTGTGCGAAGCGAAGCAGGTGGTGCTGCTTTGGACTTGGCAACCGGGCAGATGCAATTGAATGATCGTGTAGGCTCGCAGGGATTAGATCGTGCTTACAGCGTGATGGAATCTCTAGCGCTGTTTATGACTCGCATCATTGCAAACACGCTTGTTCGTGCGATGTACATGATTGCTCATGAAACATTGCGAACGCAGTGGAAAGAGCCAATCATGTTCAAGCGAGGGAACAAATGGGTTGAAACAAACCCATCTAAATGGCGAGTACGCGATTCTGTTGAAGTGAATTTAGGAAAGTCTCTCAATGAGCGTGCGCGGGAAAGCGCAGTGTTTGAGCGGCTTATGGATCGTCAAGCGTTCTTAGCTGCGAACGGTATGGAAGAAGTGTTAGTTGATGTAACAACTTATCACGCTGCTCTAGATGCATGGTTGCGCGTCAATGATATTGAGAACCCTGAAAAGTATCAGATTGATCCTCGCAGCGATAAAGCACAGCAGGCATTGAAGAACAAAGCAATTCAAAACAAGCAGGCGCAGGACAAACAAGATGCGCTGCTCAATCAGGCTGTTGCATTGGAGCAGGTGCGTACAGCTCTTAGTAAGTATCAGACAGACGTTAAAACGCAGTTTGATTACTACAATACTGTTATCAACGCACAGATTGAGGAAGCGAAGATTACAGCGGGTGCAGTTATCGAGATTAGAAAGATACTCGCAACTGCTGCCAGCGAAGCTAGGCGTCTAACAAATGAGGCATCAAATGACACCCGAGGACAGGAAACGAGCAGCGGAGAAACTACACGCGAACCCGCTGCTGAGTGAATGCTTTGATAAAACAATCGCGAATTGTTTTACAGCATGGCAGGCTTCACGTGATCAAAAAGAGCGTGAAGATCTTTGGCAAAGAGTGAAAGCAGTTCAACTTGTAAGGAGTGAGTTAAATGCAGCCGTCAAGTCAGCGCTTGGAGACAAGCAGCAAACAAACACCAACGCCTAGCGGCAATGGTGGTGCGAATGTTCCTAACGGCAATGGAAACGCACCAAACAATCAGCAATTGCATCAGCAGGTTGCTCGCCCATCGGCAAATGATCGAAGGGCGAAACAACAGCAGCAGCAACAGCAACAGACGGATGAACCGCGCCGTGTGTCGCTAGCTGAGTTGTTCGCAGAGCGTGAAGATGGTGAGTTGGATGAAATAGACAACGAAGGCAACGTAGTTGCTGACGATCCAACAAAGCCGCCTGAAACGCTTGAAGCTTTGAGTAAGCGATTAGGGTTCAAGCCCGAACAAATTTACAATGTGAAAATTCCATTGGCCGATGGAGCGGAGCCGCTAACCATCGGACAGCTGAAGGACCGCATTGGTGAAGTTGTTGACTTGGAAACACGTGAAACGCAGTTTGAAGCGCATCGTATGGAGCGTGAAGGAGAACTGCTTCGTTCGCAGACTGAAATTCGTGACATTCTCGCGATGATTCCTAAGGAACATATCAACCCTGAGATTGTTAACAAGATTCGCAAACGCCACGAAGCAAACATGGCGTTTGAGCGGCGCATGACATTGCAGACCATTCCAGAATGGCGCGATGAAAAGCGAGCCGGTGAAGACTTGCAGGGAATGATCGATTTTTCGAAGCGATGGGGGTTTGATGAAACCTTTATTGCTTCGGTTCACGATCATCGTGCATTGAAGTTTATTAGGGATATGTATTTGCGAGACAAACGGATTCAGGCGGCATTGGCAAAAGTCACAACGCCCGATAGTAAAGGCCAACGTGGCAGCGCTAAAACAAAGAAAGCCGCATCTCGACCGATGCAGTCTCAATCACGTAAGGACGGTGCAGTTCCAGATACGCGTCAGCGTCTTGCTGCATTATTCAATCAATCGGAGTAATTAACTAATGCTTGCCTTTCAACTTTTACAGAAACTCACTGGCATGGCGCCTATGGTGCACCATGCTGCTCCAGCTGATTATCTAGACTTGGATGATCTGAAGGATGTCACTGCTGGCGGTCTTGTTCGTGAAGACGTGCTGGATCAGATCTTTGATATTAGTGATATTCCTACTGTCTTCCTGGATATGATCGGCACGGAAGGAATGGACAACGGTTATACAGAATGGACTGAAGACAAACTGGCCGCACCCGATCTAACTAACAAACGCATCTCAGGGTCTGACCTTGTGAGCACAGATAACAAAGCTACGGTTGCTAACGCGAAACGCGTAGGCAATCACGCGCAGTTGTCTGATAAACCTGTGTTTGTGACTGATCGCTCTGAAGATGTCACAGTTGTTGGCCGTAGTAGCGAGATGGGTTATCAAACATCACAACGCATGATCGAATTGCGTCGTGACGTTGAAGCTATCTGCTGCACTGGTCAGGCATCTGTACAGGACAACGGCGATAACGTTGCTGGTCAGAGCGCAGGATTGGGCGCGTGGATTACTACTAACAAAGATCTTGGAGTTGGTGGAACGGCTACCGGTTTCAATACTGGTACAAAGCTTGTGGCCGCGCAGGTTGCAGGTGCCGAACGTCAACTTACTTGGTTGATGATTGCCGCGCAGATTCAAAACGTTTATGTACTCGGCGGCAATCCAACTGTTCTTATGAGCGTTCCAGGCGTTACTAAGGCAGTTGGTCAATATTTGTTTACTACTCCGTATGCAGCGCAGCCTACGGCAAATGTAAACGGTACTGGTGGAGGCGTTGCGCAAGTTTCGCAGGGTTATATTGATACGTTTAAAACGGACTTTGGAACGTTGATGCAGATTGTTCCTAATCGGTTGCAGCAGACTTATCTGTCTATCGGTGGTGATCCCGATCCGCAGGTTGCAAACGTTTACGGGCTTGATCCGCGATTCTGGAAACTCGGGTTGCTGAGCGGTTGGCAGGTTAAACCTCTCGGTAAGGTTGGTCACTCACAGCGTAAAGTCAACGCAGTTGATTGGACGTTGAAAGCGTATCTAGAGCGCGCCAACTTCAACATTGGTGATATTGATCCTACGTTGGCTGTAGTCTCCGGGAGTTAATGTTATGCATCCCAATCGGCGCGTTGTGTTCGAATCGGTTCGTAGAGTGCGTGACGGAAACGAACCGCACAAACATGCACCGTTCGCTCGACATACCATGCGAATTCCTGAACAGGATTTCTTCGCATTGCGTAAGTTGTATCCAGATTTAGCAAACTTTGCTGATCCAGATGCGCAACGCGTCGCTTGGGATCGTTTCGAAAGGTCAGCGTTTTCTGAACCATATCGAGTCGGGCGAATCTCTCGCGGCATTGTTAGAAATGGAGTGATTCAAAAATGATTTTCTCCGAATTAAAAACGGCGATTTTAAGTGATACGCATCGCGAAGATTACTCGCCATACATCAATCGCTTTGTGCAGCAGGCTGAAGCTTTGATAGCGCTAAGCCTGGAAGGATACTTCCTTGAAACAACGATTGATGAAGATGATCGTATCTTAGAGAGTGCATATAATCAGCCTGCAAAGGTCACATTGATGCGCTCTGTTATTTACAACAATTGCCCGCTAGATCAGGTTGACGAAACATTGATAGCGCAGTATCGGGATCTGTCTGTAGTAAAAGCTTACTGCATGCGGGGATCAACTATTGTGTTTGCAGGCATCCCGCCGACAGACGCATCGTTTGAATTGAAATACTTTGGCATGCCTGCTGCTTTAGTAAATGACAACGACACTAACAACCTACTAAACGATGTTCCGCAGTTATACATCGAAGCCGCGCAGGTTTATTTGTTTAAGCGTGCGAGAAATTTCGAAGCAGCCAGCGCGATGCTTCAGAGCGTTGCATCTTACATTCGTGACATCAACCGCAAGATGAAGAAGAAGCTCGGCGGCGGGCAATCAGCGAATGCATATAACGTTTCTTTTAGGAGTTCATACTAATGGGTCTTGAGGCAGCAACATACATACATGAGTTAGTAGCTACTAACCCTGTAGGTGCGACCGATACAAAGGCGCAAGGCGACGATCATATTCGTCTATTAAAAACTACGTTACAAAACACGTTTCCAAATGTTGATGGTGCTGTAACGTCATCGCATGCAGAGCTGAACATTTTAGATGGTGTGACAGCATCAGCAGCAGAATTAAACATTTTGGATGGTGTGACTACTAGTGCAGCAGAGTTAAACTTTGTTGATGGTGTCACTAGCAACATCCAAACACAGCTAAATACAAAGCTTGCAACGAATGGTGATGGCAGCGCGCTTACTAATTTAAATGCATCTAATCTTGCAAGCGGAACTGTCAGCAATGATAGATTGCCTGCCGCGTTGGCCGCAGGTGCATACACTCCAACACTAACAAACATCGTCAATGCCACGTCTATAGGACTGCTCGGCGCACGATATAGCAGAGTTGGAAACATTGTTACTGTCAGCGGTTCGTTTGGTTGCACTCCGTTCGCCACTGCTACAAATACAGTAATTGATATCTCACTACCAATCGCATCAGATCTGTTGGCCAATGATGCAGATGGTGTCTGTTGGTGTACGTTTGGTGGTGCAGCTGCATTAGTTGGGCAGATTGCTGCCAACTCTAGCGGTAACGTGATGCGGTTAAATTTCATATCAAACACAGCATCGCCGACTAGTGGCTTTGTTACATTCGTGGCGCAATACATCATTAGGTGATATATGGAAATGCCTGCTGATCTAATAAATCTGTTGCAATCTGGCGGCACACCAGCATTGGCGCTGTTGTGTTATTTCATTTACAAACTTGAATCGCGTTTGGCGCGTATTGAAAAGGCATTTGATACGTTTGTTACTATGTTTACTAAAGGCCAGCAGCCATGAAACAAACGTTGCGCCCGCTTGGAGGACACATTCTAGACATTGAGTCGGCAGAGCTGCCCGATCAAGTTTTGTCGCTTGCAAAGAATGTTCATATGCGCAACGGATTTCCGTCGCGTATACGCGGGCGTCGGTCTGTGTATGCGCCGCCGTTGCCAACTGATCCATATCATTTGTTGAATTTGTCGTTGAATGGTTTTAATTGGTGGATGTTATTTGGAACAAATAATATCTATGCAATAGAGACAAGCAACGAATATAACATCTCGATTGCAAGTCAGCAGACAATTGCAGATCCGTTTGAATGGTCTAGCACATTGTTGAACGGCATCCCTGCATTCACAAACGGTAAAGATGTTCCGCACTATTGGACGGGCAATGGTGCGGACGATGCATTGTCTTTGCCTGGATGGCCAGCATCAACTACATGCAAGTTTATAGTAGCCTTTCGATTTCATTTGTTTGCTTTAAACATCGATGGTCCATCTGGAGAATTTGATAACTTGATAATGTGGAGCGAAGCAACTGAACCGGGCGCAGTTCCGCAGTCTTGGACTCCAAGTGCATCGAATGAAGCAGGGTCTGCATTTCTAGCAGATAGCGAAGGACGATGTATTGCCGGCTCACCATTGGGCACACAGCTGATGATTTATAAGCCTTCGTCTTTCCATGCAATCGAGTATGCAGGTCAGCAACCAGACAACATTTTTATTGTGCGTCCGGTTGTTAGATCTATTGGTCTGATATCTCCGCATGCATTAAAGACCATCGGGACTTATCAATCTGTAGTAGGCAACGACGATGTAGTTTTAAATGATGGTGCAAATGTTAAAAGCATTGCAGACAATCGTATAAAACAAACATTGAAGAACAGCATCGATGAAGACAACTCACAAAACGTATTCACGATATATGATAAAAACGCGAAAGAATTGTGGGTGTGTGCGCCTGAAGCGGGCAGCACGTTTGCAACAGTAGCGCATATATGGGATCAATCGAGAGACAATTGGGTTACACGTGATTTAGTTGCTGTTAGATATGGCACAACAGGTCGCGTGAATGATACTGCTGAATCTCAAGTATGGGATGATGACTCTGGTACTTGGGATGCAGATTTAAGTATCTGGAACGAAGCGCAGCAGGCCGGTACTGAAAAAGTTGTGATTGCTGAATCATCTGCAATGTACGTTGAAGATGTTCCCGAATCTACTTTGTTTGATTGTGTGCTACAGCGATTCGATCTAACTTTTGATGATCCAGACGAAGTTAAAGTTACAAGTCGAGTGTATGTAAAAGGATCTGGCAGCGGGTTGGATGGGTTGTTTGTAAGGCTTGGAGCGCGCAACTCAACAGATGATAGTATTGCTTGGGGTCCGTATGTTGCACGTCATGCAGATGGTAACGCTTATGAAGTTACTGGTAGATACATTTCGGTGGAAGTAACAAATAACACATCCGCCGACGCTTGGACCGTTACACGGATTATCATCGAAGCTGAATATGATGGGAGTTTTTAAATGGCGCTTACAAAATATATAAAGCAACCGCTGACTGTGAATCTTGCTGGCTATGTTGACAACGAGCTACGCAAGATTGAGGCAGCAATAAACAATCTTGCAGCAAGCGCAGGAGGCGGCGGGCAAGAAATTATCTTCACGCGCAAAGCGGGTCAGACATCTAGAAATAGCACAACTACAGTTGCTGTAGATGCTGACTTTACAACGGCGCTGACTCCCGGCCTTTGGGATGTTGAAATGTTTGTTCTTTGGAAAAGCGCAGACGCTGCTAATGGCGGATTCTCTCTGTCATTGGCATACACCGGAACAATGGACCCTGCACCGGTTGATAACAATTTGGGCAACAGATTTATAGCTGGTTCATCGCAATATGGATCACTTGCTATGCATACAGATCCGCCTCCATTTGGAACATTCCAACAACTTTATGGCAGCGGGTTGAATGACGATAATCTATCAATATGGGGGCGCGGCGTTTTTCGTGCTGCTACAGCTGGCGATGTAAAGTTGTATTGGGCGCAACTTGTTTCGAAGGCAACAGCAACAATTGTATTGAAAGATTCGTATCTCAAATTCACAAAGCTTGCAGACTGAGGTAAATACATGAGCGGTTCATTAGGTGGTGGACGTAGTAAGAGTTCACAAGTACAAGAATCAGAGTCGCAATCGCAATCGCAGTCGTATGGCTATAGCGGTTCGACTCAGATGTCTGGATCGTCACAAAACGTTTTTCAAGAGGATATCTTTAAACAGTTGTACGGCAACGCATCTGCCGCTGCTGGTGGTGCTGCTGCTGGAGCTGGAGAGTTACGCACAGCTGCTCAACAGTTGTTTACAGGCGGCAATCAATTTCTTGAGCAATTGGGAGGCGATGCAGGGTCTTCATATCTGCAAGATAGATTGAGCGCTAACAATCCGGTACTTGAGCAGCAAATATCACAATTGCAGGAGGACACCGGGAGATTATTCCGTGAAGAACTTAATCCAGCTATCACGTCGCGCGGCGTTGCCGGTGGAACACTTGGCGGCGGTAGACAAGGCGTTGCGCAAGGATTGGCAGCGGAAAGCGCTGCTCGGTTATTCACTCAAGGCGCAACGTCGTTACGTGCGGGAGATATTGCGAGCCGTGACGCGGTGGCACAATCAATCGCCACAAATTCACTCAATGCCGCATCGACTGGATTAGGCGCGCTGCCATCTTTGTTAGATGTATTGGAACGCGGGAACAATGCCGAGTTGGGAACATATGGACAGTTGTCACAAATTCTCGGCGGTCCTACGACTCTTACAACTGCGCAATCACTTGCTAGAGCGTTCGGCGAACAGCGTGCGGATTCTACTTCTACTTCTAGCAGCTATGGGCGCGGCAGTAGCAGAGCATGGAATTTCGACACTAGCGCATCATTAATTTAATAGGTGATATATGGCCGATGAAGTTGAAGAAGTAACAACTACCAGCCCGCGTTCACAGTCGTATCAGCGTGCACGTCCACCAGGATTAAGCCCGCTTGCTACAGGCTTGTTATATGGTGGTGCTGCCACTGCGG